ATTAATATATAACTAAAAAATAATTTTTAAATTATGCCAATCACAGACAAAGATTTCGGAAAATACAAAAGACCAGGCATTTTCATCGAAGAAATTGATAGTAGTATTATAACACTACCTGTACAGGATGTTCTAATAAATTTAGTACCTGGCTTTTCTAAAAAAGGACCATTTAATGCTCCAATTCTTGTTTCTAATCCTACGGATTTTACAGCAATATTTGGTGATGATGATAGAAGATTAGAAAATAAAGGCTCGTTTTTTCACAAAACTGTTAAGCAGATGTTGAAAAACGGTCCAGTTTGGGCGTTAAATCTTTTAGCTACCAATCCAAATAGAGATAAGGTAGACTGGCAATCAATCTCTGTTTCAGCACAATATCAAAATGGTGATGTTAAAAGATCAGCATATGAATCTTTCTATAATCGTCAAGATTTTTGGGAACGAGATTCAGATTCATTCTTAAATGTAGTTAAAGCAAATAATTATGGCGTTGTAGATAACGAAAGACTTTTCCACATCACAAATATGGGTGATAAAGACATTACCGTATTCATGTTCAAATCATCTATTACTGGATTTGATGTGACAGCAGAAGAATGGTATGGTGATAGAACAAAAGTTCCATCATATATTGATTATAGAGAATGGGTTTCTGATTATATAGTTGAAGTAATAGTTGTTGCTGGAGACTGGTCAGATTATAGAACATTGAGTAATGATACTACATTTAGTAAATATTTCAATAAAAATGGTTTGATTAAAACACAAGTTAATAGCTTTCTTAATGAAAGAACTGTTACTATTCTTGCTAAATATGATTGCTCATTAATTCCATATTTCAAGGATATTAATGGTAGAGATATGTATATCAAATCTATTATCAATGCAAATACTGATAAAACAGGTTTATTCTGTACTTATAATGAAGATTCTTTATTAGAAGCAGATTTCAAACTTGGTAACCTTGATATTATTGGTGATACAATTGTTGGTGGTTTTGGTTCTAGTACTAAACAAGATATCAGTCAAATAAAATTTATGTCATATGAGACTATTCTTAAAGAAGAACTTACATACACACAAAAATACCTTGATTCAAGTAATAATGTATTAACAAATAACTTAAATAGTTATAATATTGATTATTTGACAACAGGTGTTGATGATAGAACCGGTGTTTTTACTAATGGTAATATATTTGATATGTATGCAATTACTGGAACAACAGGCTTAACTGCTTGTACTGTTGATATTGTTTCTGGATTAAAACCATATTATGTTATTAATGGTGTACTTACTAGTGGATTTACTAGTTATACTGCTTCATTGAGTAGTGTTACATATGATGTTGGTTCAAGATATGATGTTCTTTATCTTACTAATGATAATGCTGTTAACACATTATATGGTACTGCAAAAAATACCTATACTGGCGCAATAAAACCAGATTATAGTTTGAGTTTAGATAGCACTATTATATTAGGTTATGTTTATCATCAAAAAACTGGCGGTACATATAATATAACTTATTATCCGGTGTCATTAAATAATACAACTTATGTTCCACTTGGTGGAACAGCAGGTTATGAAACAGTTGTTACAGATGATAATGATTCATTAGGAACATATATGAAAATTGAATTTAATGGTACATCAGGTAAAACTGGTGTGTATGATGATTATAATTATCTTAGATCAATTAATGAATTTTATCGTGTTTATGATAGAATTTCAAGTCAAAGTGCTTTAATTAAATATTCAGGACTAACATCTATTACTTTTGGTGATGGTGATAAAGTTCCAGTAATATCTGTTATGCCAGTTGATGCAACATCAACAACAAATGCAAGTATAAAAATATATTGCGAAACACCTAACGCTTGTTATACAGGAAATACATTCTTATTATACTATACAGATAATGAATTTTTAATTCATGATAATGCAATAAATACTAATGCACTTAAAACAAGATATGATGTATTAGGTAATTCAACTAAAGTTGGTATTGTTGCAACATATTCAGCATTATATCAAGATTATTATAATGGTATCATAAATAATTTAGATTATTTCTATGTTAATAATAGTAGCGGATCTACTAAAGTATTCTTAACAATGTTCTTAGATCAAAATAATATACTTATGGTAGATTTTGTGACAGATATTACAACTGATGCAGTTTATGAAATTAGTGAAATTGATTGGCCTTTAGCAAACAAATATGATTTTAACCTAATCATACATTCAAATAAAAGTAATTGGGAACAATCAGTTGAAATCGCAGATTGGTTTGGTGATGACTTAAATACTTGCCAACAAATTTGGGTAGATAAAAATAGATATTCTGAAGTAACAAGGGGTAGTTTTTTATCAGCTTATTACGATGAAGCTTTTTATTCAGCACCAAGCGGCGAAGGTTACTTAGAAGGTTCTGTACCTAGAAAATTAACTAGAATTATTAATGTTAAAAATGATGCTAATAATGTTGATCTTAAAATTCTTTATACTGATGCACCTATTATGATTTCAGATTTTAATATTTTACCTGGAACTGGTAGTACGAATATTGATTATCAAACATTTACATATCCATCTATTGAAGCTTATGTTGATGAATATAAAGCATTGAAAATATCACCATTTATTGTACATCCTGATTCTATTCCTAATGGAACTGATGAAAGACAAAACTCGATACTTAATATCATTTCTAAAGATACAAATCTTGCAAAAGCGTTGTCAGATAAAAATAAAATATCTTGGAGATACCTTATTGATTCATTCGGCTTAGGTTTAGTACCAGTTGATAACTTCGGTTCAAAACAACAACTTGCTGATCTTTGTGGTATGAAACTTAATTCATTAGGATTTATTAATATGCCAAGTGCAAAAATATTCAGAGAATCAGTTAATCCATCATTCGTTAATGATGATGGTACTCTTAATATTGCTTATGTTAGAGCCGGTGCAGATGATACAAAAAATCCTGATTTTTATTACCAATTCGCACAACAACACGGTGAAATTGATGGTAGAAGTTGCGTAGGCTATATCTTCCCATATATTAGAATATACGACAACGGTATTCCTAAATGGGTTCCACCAGCAGCATATGCAGCATCAACTTATATGCAAAAGTTCACATCTAATGTTGCAGGTTTAGTTCCTTGGACAATTTGTGCAGGTATTACAAATGGTAGAGTTCAAAGTATTACAAAAACTGAAATGGACTTCACTAATACGGATCTTGAAAACTTACATCAAATGAACGCTAATCCAATTGTTTACAAAATAAATAATGGTTACTGTATCAATGATGAAGCAACAGCACAAGTTTTTCCATATAGCTCACTTAGCTTCTTACATTCAAGAGAAGTACTTATTGAACTTGAAAATAAACTTTATGATATGTTATTAAGATACCAATGGAGTTTTAATACACCTGAAATCAGAGCTGAGATTAAATATCGTGCAGACAAAATCTGTAAAGATATGTTAGACAACGATGCTTTCTATGACTTCTGGAATGTTTGTGATGATACAAATAATACCGATTATGTTATTGATCTACAAATGGGTGTCCTTGATACTTATGTTGAAATCATCAAAGGTATGGGTATAATTGTAAATAATATCACAATTATGAAGAAAGGCGATATTCAATCTATGGGATTCAAATAATATATTGATCATACTAAATAAAAAAAGGGAGAATGAAAATTCTCCCTTTTTTATTTTTAAAAATATTTTTTATAAATTATATTTACCTGCTTGTAAAATATGTGGATATCTATAATTTATAGTTTTTAATAAAGTATCAACTTTTTTATCAGATATGAAATAAATTTCTATTTCATTAAGTTTTTCAATAAATTCATCTCCATCAATCGCATTACATAAGATATTTATCATATTTTCTAATTCTGTTCGCTTATTTAATAATCCTGTTATCTTATCAATTTTTTTATAGTAAAATTTTACGACTTCGATTATTTGATCTTCTGTTTTCATTGTAGGCAACTTAATGTTATATTGATCAATTTCATCCCCGTCATCACTCATAATATTAATAGGTATTTTTTTATAATTTTCATAATATGGTGTAGCATAAAACATGTAATTATCATTAGTCCATTCAAATACTCCACTCATACTATCATATCCAAATTTAAATCCATTGATAGTTTTATTATCTTTCTTTATAATCTCTTGTAATTTGTCTATAAGATCATCCTGCAAACTTTCATAAAATTTATTTATTTTCATATAATATATATAAAATTTATATAACTAATTATTTTTTATTTAATATAATATTAAAAATAATTAAATAATTATGATGATAGCTATTGAATCTACCGTGGGAGCTGGAAAAACGACGCTCGGAAAATTTTTATCAGAATATACAAACATTAAATTGTATGAAGAGTTGTCAAATGATGATTCAACTATATTATTAGATAAATTTTATGATAATCAAGAAAGATGGTCTTTTGCCCTACAAGTACATTTTCTAAACGAAAGATTTAGAATGATTAAAGAAATTAACAAATTATCATCTGGAATACTAGATAGAAGTATATATGGTGATAGTATATTTGCCCATATGCTTCACGAAGATGGTAAAATGACGAATGAAGAATATAATACTTATAAAACTTTATTAGATAGTATGTTAGAACACGTAAAACCTCCACAATTAATGATATATTTAAAATGCTCAACTGAAACAGCAGTAAAAAGAATAGCGCATAGAAATAGAGGTATTGAAACTGATGTACCAATGAAATATTGGATGAGATTAAATGAAAAATATGATTTATGGTTTGATCAATATAATGCTACAGAGAAAATATGTCTGGAAGTTGACGATCTTAATATTTATGATGAACAGCAAAGAATAGAATTTATAAATAAAATTATAACAAAAATACAAGAAATATATGACGATGAGAAAAATCTTTATAAAGATTTTTATAAATAAAACCAAGTATATATAAATATTTTTTTCTGGTTTTTGTGATTTTTGATAAAATTCCTTAATAAATGTGCATTTATTAAGGAATTTTTTTGTTATAGACTTTTTCTATGAGGAAAGAGATTTTTTTTTATATATAATAAAAAAAATATAAACAAAAATGGGTTTAGCACACTTTACAGCCGTAGATTCTCACCATGAAAAATGGGAGCCAATTCACAAAAATTTATATGAAGTAACGATTATTTTACCAGCCGTTCTTCAATCTATTCATCCAAACGCAACACACCTTCTTTTGGAAAACACTAAATCAGCTAAGTTTCCAACTTATCCTGACTTACAAACCGCAAACCAAAGATTCAAATATTCAACAAGAGTATTTGTTATGATGCCAGCACAAACACACGTTGATGACTTAGCTATTGTATTTAATCTTAATCAAAACGATGATTATCAAATATTTTGCTTCAAAATGTTGAAAGATTGGTACGACTTAGGATGGAACAACGAAACTGGAACTCTTCACTATAAGAAAAATTTAGTAGGAGATATCATTATTCATCAACACGATAAAGAAGGTAAAGTTATCCGTAGAGTAACTTATCATAATGCTATGATGAAACAATTCTCTGGAGTTGAAGATTTAAGCTGGGACGACTCAACAGGAATTATGGAATTAACCGCAAATTTCGTAGCAGACTACTGGGAAGACTTCTATTACTAGGCAAATTTTTTATAATCAAGTATTTATATAAAATTTTAGATTATAGAGAAGAAAATAATTTAAACTAAACCTTATTTTTGTACTATATGTATTAAAAATAAGGTTTAATTATGCATAAAAAATGTAGAATTTGTGAAAAAATTAAAAGTATTGATAATTTTCACAAGAAAAAAGGTTCACCAGATGGCGTTAGAAATGAGTGTAAAGAGTGTGTAAAAGATATTCAGAAAAAATATAAAGAAGCACCTGGATA